ATGGAGCGGCGGCAGCAGCAGTTGAAACGACAGCACTTCGACCTGAATTAAAGGTTTTAGATTTTGATGCGAGTACTCGTGAAAATGCACAGTTTTCTATTGCAATGCCAAAATCATGGAATTTAGACACTGTAACATATCAAGTTTTTTGGAGTCCAAGTAATACTGATACAGGAGACTGTATTTTTGGGCTTGAAGGTGTAGCTACTACTGAAGGTGATACAGCCGACGTAGCTTTTAGCGGAGCTGTAGAAGTTACAGATGCTGGAATCGGAACTGTAGAAGATGTCCAAATGAGCGCCGTGAGTGGTGCAGTGACAATTGCAGGATCTCCAGCTGACAATGATTATACATTTTTTCAACTTTATAGAGATGCAGCAGACGGTAGTGACGATTTTACTGGCGACGCACGAGTAATGGGAATTAAATTATTTTATACTACAGACGCTGCCAACGACGCATAGGAGAATTAGAATATGTCTTTTGGTTATCAAGTTTTAGGATTTGGATCAGGTGGTGTTGCTGTGATTTATGATCTTGATTATCTTGTAGTTGGTGGTGGTGGATCAGGTGGAGGCGGCGGTGGAGGCGGCGGTGCTGGAGGCTATCGTGCTTCTGGTTATGGGCCTTCCCCTTTACGAGGAACCGCTGTATCCTCAGGAGGTTCTATTGCTATAACAGTTGGTGGAGGAGGTGCAGTATCAACATGTCCATATATTGGATGCTCAAGAGGTTCTCCTGGAGATGATTCAGTTTTTTCAACAATAACAGCAGCTGGTGGTGGAGCAGCTGGTGCTCAAGCAGGTGGAAATCAACCTGGAAATGCAGGAGGTTCTGGTGGTGGAGCTGCTTCTGGTGGTGGTCCAACAAGCGGAACTGGAGGCGCAGGAAATACTCCTCCCACAGATCCTGTACAAGGTTATAAAGGGGGAGATTCAGGATCAGGAAATTATGCAAACTCAGGTGGTGGTGGAGCAACGGCAGTTGGGACGGATAACCCTGGTTCAATAACTGGAGCTGCTGGTGGAGCAGGCGCCCCTAATACAATTAATGGATGTGGTACACCTTTTTCAATAACATCATTTGCTGGTGGTGGCGGAGGAGGTAGTGGTGCTCCTGCCGCTGGTTCTGGTGGAGCTGGTGGAGCTGGTGGTGGTGGAGCTGGTGGTGCAAACCCTGGTCCTGGTGGTTGTGGAGTTTATGGAACAGCAGGTACAGCTAACACTGGTGGTGGCGGCGGTGGCGGCGGAGTTTCAGGAGATTCTGGTGAGGGAGGAGCAGGTGGTAAAGGAATGGTTATAGTGAGAGGACCTTCTGCTTCAACTTTTGCAGTATCCCCTGGTACAAATGCAACGGCAGCTCATCCAGGTTGAGATAAAATTGCTACGTTTACTGTTAGTGGTACGTTGACAATAAGTTAAATGAAAAGAAAATAAATATGGCATATTTCGCAGAATTAGATAATAATAACGTAGTAACAAGAGTGGTTGCTGTTGGCAACGATGTTGAAACAGCAGCTGGACCTTTAGGGGATAATGACATGCACGTTGATGGCGAAACATGGTGTGTTAATTTTTTCAAAGGTGGAACTTGGAAACAAACTTCTTACAATAACAATTTTAGAAAACAATACGCAGGTAAAGGTTATACTTTTGATGCTGCAAAAGACAAATTTATTTCACCCAAACCATACGCTTCTTGGTCTTTAGATGGAGATGATTATTGGCAACCTCCAGTTACTTATCCCTCAGATACTACAGATAAACTTATCGTTTGGAATGAAGCAGGACAAAAATGGACTGCAACAGATTTAGAAAACAATTCATATGACTGGGATGTATCCGCTCAAGCTTGGGTATCCACATAAGCGGAATAATTGATCTAGACTTTCTTATTTATTTAATATATAGATGGCTTATAAAGACATATGAATCTACACCATCAATACTGGTATTTTGAGAAAGCTGTTCCAGATAGAATCTGTGATGAAATTATAAAATATGCAATCTCCATTAGAGACCAAATGGCAGTCACTGGTGGGTTTGGTGATCCTGCAAAATTAAACCTAAATCAAATTAAAGATTTAAAAAAGAAAAGAGATTCAAATATTGTTTGGTTAAGCGATCGCTGGGTTTATAAAGAAATTCAACCCTATATTCGTCAAGCAAATACTAGTGCTGGTTGGAATTTTGAATGGGACTATTCAGAGGCATGCCAGTTTACAAAATACACTAAAGGCCAGTATTATGACTGGCATTGTGATGGCTGGGCTGGAGTTTATAATAAACCTAATCATCCTTCTCATGGTAAAATTAGAAAATTATCCGTTACTTTATCCTTATGCGATGGAAAAGAATATAAAGGCGGAGACTTTGAAGTAGATTTTAGAGACAAGGATCCTGATAAAAAACCCCATACCCAAATCGTAAAAGAAATTAGACCCAAAGGATCTCTGATTGTTTTTCCAGCAGATTTATGGCATAGAGTAAAACCAGTAACAAAAGGAATAAGATATAGTTTAGTCATATGGAATTTAGGGTGGCCCTTTAAATGAAAAAGAAAGAAAGAAATCAAAAAGAATTAGATAAAATATCGTGTGGAAGTGCCGAAGCATTTCCTCAACAATTAAATATAGAGGAATATTTTAAATGTCCTATTTGGACTGCCGATGCTCCTCAATTTGTTGAGGATTTAAATAAAGCTTCTGATAAATATATTAAAGCAGCAAAGAAAAATTTAAAAAAAGATATAGCTAAAAGAAATAAAAAGCTGGGAGACAGAGGAGACATGGGTCAGGTTTTTCATTCAACCTCTTTAATAAGGGACCCTAATTTTAAAGATCTCACACATTATATAGGTGCAACATCTCATAACCTCTTAGTTGAAATGGGTTTTGATTTAACTAACTATCAAGTCTTTGTTACAGAAATGTGGGTACAAGAGTTTGCTAAAAAGGGAGGAGGACACCATACGCTGCACACTCACTGGAACGGTCATATGTCTGGATTTTATTTTTTAAAAGCCAGTGAAAAAACATCAAGACCAATATTCGAAGACCCTAGAGCAGGGAACGTTATGAATCTCTTACCTCAAAAAGACCCGTCTAAAATAACTTATGCTAGTTATCAAGTTAATTATGAAGTAAAACCTGGAAGAATGATTTTCTTTCCATCGTATATGCCACATATGTATGCGGTTGATATGGGTCATGAACCGTTTAGATTTATACATTGGAACTGTCAAGCTATACCGAAAGGAGTATTAAATGTCGTTCAAAAAAAATAAATACAAAATATTAAGGGGAGCTATATCTAAAGAGCTGGCCTCTTTTGTTTACTCTTATTTTTTAAAGAAAAGACAAGTGGCGCGTTTTTTATTTGATCAAAAATATATCTCACCTTTCACAAAGTACTTTGGAATTTGGAACGACCCTCAAGTTCCAAATACGTATGCTCATTATGGAGACACGCTAATGGAGACATTATTAGAAGCTTTAAAATCAAAGATGGAAAAAGAAACAGGTTATAAGTTAAATGAAACTTATTCTTTTGCAAGGATTTATAAAACAGGAGACGTTCTTCATCGACATAAAGATAGGTACTCATGTGAAGTCTCTACTACCTTGAATTTAGGGGGAGATCCGTGGCCTCTTTATTTAGACCCTACGGGTAAAAAAGGTCAAGCAGGTATCAAAGTAGAACTAGAACCAGGTGATATGCTTATTTATTCTGGGTGTGATTTAGAACATTGGCGTGAAGCTTTTCCTGGTAAAGACTGTGGCCAAGCCTTTTTACACTATAATGATGCTAAAAAGAAAACCGCTAAAACAAATAAATTTGATGGACGTCCCTTCTTAGGACTTCCTGAGTATTTTAAAGGCTTTACATTACCTAAAAAATAGTTTATATAAGAAGACTGGTGGGGGAAAATGCCACCACACTTTCCCCTGCTTTTAACGTATTGAATTCCCCTACAATCTGATATAAACCATAATAAAAAGGTTTTAATATGCTACAAAAAATAGAGTTTTTACCAGGATTTAATAAACAAGTTACTCCCACAGGTGCTGAAGGACAATGGACCGGTGGAGAAAATGTTAGGTTTAGATATAACACACCAGAAAAAATAGGCGGATGGTCTCAATTAGGAGATAATGCTCTAACAGGAGTAGCTAGAGCCCAACATCATATAGTTAGTCAATCTTCAATTAATTTCTCTATTATAGGAACGAATAGAATTTTATATGCATATACAGGGGGAGCTTTTTATGACATCCACCCAATTAAAACTGATTTTGGAGCATTAACTAATGCCTTAGCTTCTACTTCAAGCTCTGCTATTCTTACTATTACTTTATCTACAACCTCTGGAATGACAGCAGGAGATATTTTATTACTTGAAAGTGTAACTCCTCCAACAGGTTCAGGTTATTCGGCTTCTGATTTTGATGATAAAACATTTATGATAACTGAAGTAGTAGATTCTACTTCGGTTACTATTACTATGGGTTCCACTGCAAGTGCAACGGCTACGGATGGAGATCTTTCTGTTAAATGGTATTATCCTGTGGGTCCTGCTGAACAATTGGGTGCATATGGTTGGGGTATATCTCAATTTGGTGGAACTATTTCTGGAGCTCAGACTACAACTTTAAATGGAGCTTTAGGAGATGATGTTTATGGAACAGGTGGTTCAGGAACTAGCATTACTTTAACTTCTGTAACCGGCTTTCCAACTTCAGGGATTAATTATATTCAAGTAGGCACAGAAGAAATATCTTATACAGGAGTTACAGGAAGCAATTTAACAGGAATTACTAGAAATGTACAAGGCACTACACGAGCAGCTCACTCCGATGGAGCAACCGTTACA